ACCAACAGTCGTTCCGTCATCAACGTTCGAAGTGTTTATTGTCAGCGTTGCTGTATCTGAATTGTTTTCTTCAATCGAAGAAACATCAAATGCTATTGAATCATACGAAGGAGTCAAACTAGTATCTTGTATCACAACAGAAACGCTCGGCGAACCTGTTCCAAACCCGTCGCTGTCCGTGTCCGCAAGCGTCAATACAAGCGTCTCTTCACCTTCAGTTATTCTATCGGTCAATACGTTGAATGAAAGTGTCGCGGCGCTGGAGAGCACCGTTAGAGTCCCTGTCAACGAGCTAAGGCTTATGTCATCAACAGTTACGCCAGTAATTGTATAGTCAACCGTAGAAGCGTCTGGTACATTAATGGTGTTTAATGTAAGAGTAACAAGCTCGTTGGCTTCTGTGACAGTAGCAACATCAAACGCTATATTATATGCGACGGAAACATTGACAACAAGTATCGTCGTTGACGCAACAATGTCACCGAGTATGCCGTCTTTTCGCAGATTAATCGTATATGTTTCGTCTTGACTGATCGTATCAAAAACACTGGCTAGACCGAATGAAGCAGTGCTCGAACCAAAGTTGCCTGTTGGAGTAAACGAACCAGAAACAGATTCAAATATACCTGTTGCTGATTCAATTGTCCAGTAGAGAGATTCTAGTTCTTTGTTCTCTATAGAGACATTTACTGTAGTACTGCCACCTTCTGTAATGCTTTCTGAGGCGTTAACGAAGGATATGGTTTCTGGGCCATAAGATGTGTCAAGAACGTTGACTTCTACAGAATCTATTATTGGGCCAACCGTACTTGTTTTTCTTAGGTTTAATGTAAATGTTTCGCCACGATTAGGTCCAGTGTATTCTGTTAATGCGTCTTCAATTGTTTGTAATGTTATTACGCCAAACGCATTAGCAAAATCGCCGGTTAATGAGACTGTTCCTGATATCGCCAAAAAGTCGGAATCGGCAGAACCTTCTAAAGTCCAGTACAAAGAATCCGCTTCAAAATTCACAGAGTTCCAGTTTTGTGTCTCTACGAAGATAGAAGAATCTGTCACACCTTCGCCGATTGAAATTGTTGTTAGGTTGCTTCCTGCTCCGTTGGTAATAAGAATACTTTCAGCGGCGTAAGATGTATCGTCAACAGTTATGGGAAGAAAGGCTACAACGGGAGAAGTCTTACTGGTTGCTCTTATTGATAACTGTCTCGTTTCTCCACCTAATTCAGTAAGAGAATCTGCGATAGTTTCAATAGAAAAAGACCCCGTCGAAGTCGCAAACGAACCAGACAGTTCGAATTGGCCGTCTATGCTTTGAAAGTCTGCTGTTGTGGCGTCATCTAATGTCCAGTAGTATGTTCCTACTGGTGTACTCTGCCCTAACATATTAACCACAACACTTGATCCCTCGGACAAAGTGAGTTCGGTAATTATTGTTACTCCTGGTTCGTCTAAGAATTTGATGTCGATTGGAGTAGTAGAAGAATCAATCAAAGTTAATGTTAGGCTGTCTACTGACTCAAGCGCGCCGTTAACATCTTTCTTCAGCGTTAACGTGTAAGTTTGATCTTCTTCTGTGGTCAGGTCGGCAATTGGTTGCAAGGGAAACGAACCAGTAGAATATTCGAAATCACCCGATGTTTGAACTATTCCTGAAGTTGCGGTAAAATCAGAAATCGTCGCAGATTCTAATTTCCACCAGAGAGTCGCTGGTTGCCAATTGTTCGCTTCGACATGTACAAAGAATTCATCTCCTTCATTCAAAGTAAGGTATAACACCCCACTAGTGTCAGAATTCATTAATCGAATTCTTTCCATGTTAGCATAATCAATAAAAAGATAATTCGCTTCATGTATATGAATTTCATTTGTTCTATTATTTGAAGTTACAAATGCGCCACCATCCTTTGTCATCCAAATGTTTCCATCCGGATATAAATCATACGCTGCACCGTCAGTGTCGTAGAAAGTATCAACCTGTTCCCAAGTTTCTCGTTGGCGTTTGAATAACTTTACTGAGCCAAAGTTTCTTTCTGAATTCGGGCCAGCGTCTTCTCTTACTGCAGAAACAAGCCAAGAACCGTCATGATCAAGATAGAAGGAAGAGCCAAAACGATCAGAAAGAACTCCTGGCTCAGAAACATTTTCTGCGTATTCATCATGGATTAATTTAGAGTCAAAAACATATGAGCCAGCATAAAATTTATATACAAACAGAGAACCATGAGCGGCGTCATATGATATCGGATTTAATGACGCGTCATCCGGCGCGTTGATCACTAAGAAACTGCCATCACCACTAAATTCTACTTGAGTTCCCGTAAATCCAACTCTCGGCGCGTCTTGTGCTACTAAAATAGTTTGTTCTAAAGACCACGTAGCACCCACTCTATTGAATACATATGTCACCCCATTACCATAAACAGGACTAGACTCTAGTCGAGGTATAGAAGAAACTGCGAGTTTGCTTCCGGTTTCTGTAATGGAAATGCTTTGACCAAAAGCGGGGTAGCCTAGTGCCATACCGTCCGGATTTGCTATTTTTTCTTGCAGCGACCAGACGCCCGATTCGTCTTTGTTGTAAATATAAACAGAACCTAAATTTGCGTTACCGTTAGACAAATCATTTCGAGCAGCGACAACTACATAGTCTCCGTCTTGGTTTATCCTAACTTCTCGCCCAAACCATCCGTTGTCGCTAAAGGTCGCGTCGTGAGTCCATGTATCAACATCATTGAGACAGCTTCTAGAATAAATGTGTATGTAACCCAATTCTGTAGAGTCGTCAGATTCGGAAGGTTGAGCAACCACAAGATAGTAACCATTCTCGCTGATTGAAACGCTTTCGCCGAAACCTGGAAGTTCGGTCTCTAGAGGACTATAAAGTGTTGTGTTTAATTCCCAGTTCGACGGTTGGTTCAAATAATCTGCACCATAATGACTGTTACGCTTCATTATTTGTACAGCGCGGCGCGGGGGAACTGCGTTGCCATCGCTAGAAGAAACCAACCAAATACCGTTACGGCTAAACGCGATGTGATCCCCAAAGGAAATATCGTTAACAACTGGAGAAGTTATCTCAACTTTATTGTGTGTAGACCAATCAACATTGTATGAGACCATTGTAGTGTCGGCCAACAGGTATGTGTTGTCAGCTGAAATTATGGTGTCGTCGACAGTAAGGAATCCGCCGATAGAAGAATCTACTACGAGAGTGATTTCGAATAATGTCTTTCTTTTAGAAAAGGTTTCAGTAACAGAGTAAACAATCTGTTCTGTGCCGATAAAATTGGGTCGTGGGCGGTATGTCAAGACACCAGTGTCGATATCTAAATCATAATCACCATTATCTACATTCGCGCTTTCTACACAAAACTTAACGGGTTCGCCTGAAGAAATGTATGTTCCTTCTAACAGGTTTAATACGTTTACTTGGTTGGTGTACATCTGAATGTTACCGGATGGCGCGGTAAGTTTCCAATAATTGTCTATGTCTCTTTTTGCAATTGGAACAAGCTGTCGGTCGACATAGTTGCCATCAACCCGCGCAGCTTCGCCTGGTTTGTAGTTAAGAGTTCCGTCAAACGACAGTAATGGGGTATTTTTCTTATCACTCATAAGCTGTATTTATAGCCCTTCTCTACAAGACTTCGGCTTGCTCGATTGCGAAATGCTCTCCGTAAACTCTGGTCACAACAGACGCAACAGGCGCTGCAGGTGAACCGAATTCATATTCGTCTCCAGGAGCAGGTAAATTTTCTAATTCGAAAGAATCTTCACTGACAATTAAAACCTTTGCACCCAGATACATTCCAGCTGGGTGTACAAACAATTTGTAGATCTCTTCCCATTGAGCGATCGATAAACCAACTTTCAGGAGAATGGAAAACGTTTGATATAATTCGTTGTCTGTGATGTACGAAAGCGAATCTGGCCCGATAGCCGATTGACCCACTTTGAATATTTTTTCTTTGGGGTATTCTATTTCAGGGTCGATTCCATAAAAACTTCTAAAAAACCATTGTATAGAATACTTCGAGCCTTTAGACTTAAACAGCACGCTTGAGAAATTGGCTGCGGCTCTTTTATCAGGAAACCCTTGAAAATAGCTTTGACCCAACAAAAGTTCGTCTTCGATAAACTGCAGAAGTCTTTCGTCTGTTTGTGTAATATCTCGCGTAGTGAATAAATGATTAAAGAGATCAGTAGTCTCGTGCGCGTCATCAAATTTATAATATGCTTTTAGTAAAGAAATTAATTTCGGGTATTGCTCAACAAAATGTTCGGGCAATACATTCTCTACTTGCGGGTCGCGAAAGTTAAACGCCCGTCTATTTTTATCTTCTAAACCGCGATGTGACATAGTATGATATTATTAATTAATAGTTAATGTTATGGTAAATGTTTCAGTAACACCCATACCAACTTCAACCGCAACTTGGAACGTTACGATTCCTGTATAAGAATTATCCGGAGTATATACCCAAACCCCTGTTTGAGAATCGATCGTAGCAGACCCGTATGATGGGTCAGAAGATATAGCAAACGCGTCACCAGTAATAGGTTCTATGGTATTATCTATAATGAGAGTTCCAGTAATATCTTCACCAGAATGTAAACCAGACCCAGTGTTTCCTCTCGGGTCATTCGCGCTCATAGCAAAATACGATAGCAACTTTGTCTCATCGTCGTAATCATAATAACTGACTTCAACATCATTAATAACGCTTGACGCGTCGTTAATGCGTTTATACAAATTGATCTTCATATCAAAATCTAATTGATACACGATTGTTCTTCTCGCGTCCAATGAACCTTCATAATCATCTGAGAATGTTATGGCTTCTAATTTAATCGGGACGTCTTCTTTAACGTCAGGAAAATCGTCAAGAGGCCTCATTGTGACTGTATACTGTGGAGTAAAATATGGCAAAATTTGTTCTACAACCTGCAACGCGTCGTCTTGATTCTTTGCGTATACGCTAAGTTGAAATTGTATGTTATAAGGAACAGGAGTGTACATCTTATATGCTGTTGAAGCAGAAGACGCCATTGCCATCGAATTCATTTTGGGTAGTTGGCGGGAAGGATCGTAATTCATCGCCAATATTTCGAAAGACATTCTCGGTAGCTTGATTGCTACTTGCCTTTCTTGATTCTCGCCATTGTCCATTTGAGCAATGCGCTCTAAGAAATTACGACTGGGGCCATAGCTGAGAGGAACCTTCACTTGGCTCAAAGTCCCACCACCCGAGTTTTTTCTAATAACATTAATGTTATTGAATAAAGATCCGAACACTGCAACAGATTTGCGTATTCTTTGATGGTAAAACCAAGAGCCAAACATAAAAAAGGTGCCTTTATTCGTTAATAATTACTTCTTTATTTAGTAGTAATTGCAAACAAATTCGGGCAATATTAAGTTAAAATTACTTGGCAGCTTTCTTAGCAGCCCTTTCAGCCTTGCGAGCAGCTACTCTTTCCGCGTGAGCGGCTTTATTAGCTTCTTGAGCTGCAATGCGTTCTTCTTTAGACCTTGGCATATTATGCCCTCCTTAGAGTTAGTACCTCTCCCCGAAGGGAGAGGGTTTTAGTTTAACGTTAGTACGTCTTATGCGTCAACAGCGTGACGAACGACTTTGTGTACCATTGCATCAGTAGTTGCAGCAGTTACTGACAGTTCAACGTTACCGGAAACGATTGCTGCTGAGAAATCAGCTTCAGCAGAATCACCAGTATAGAGAGTACCGAATTCAGTGACGTGAGTATTAGTCCCATCATGAATCAACAGAATTTCTGTTGACTGGTACTTGCTATCAGTTGTGTTGGTCGTCTGTACAGTGAACTTGGCTGAACGGAAATCCGCAGCAGCAAAGGTATCAAGGACAGTCGGAGTAACAGATGAAGTAGATACTGAACCGGTCTTGGTAGCTGTACCAGCCATTACCAATGAAGTCGCAGAAAGATTGAAAGAATCGTCTGAATCTTTGAATCGAATACGATCAACACCGTCAGTGCGCATTACAACGTCTTTAGCGAACGCGTCAGCGTAGTAGCCTATAGCGATACCTTGAGCGCCTTGAACTGTAGCGTACCCACCAATTGCGACACCATATGATCCAGCAGATGTTGCAGAGTAACCAATACCGATTGAACCACTTGCAGATGAGTTTAATGATTTCGCTTTCGCACCAACCATTACACCCTTATCAGAAAGATCCTGGGTATAAGCACCAAACAACGTTGAATACTGCCCTTTGGCGTCAGCTTTAAAGCCGACAACTGTAGAGTATTCGAAGTCAGTGGCGGCGCCGTAACCAATAGCAATAGAACCATATCCGTTAATCGAGATATCGTGACCAATTGCAACTGACGCGCCATCGTTAGCGTTAACGAAGCCACCGATAACAACAGAGTAATCAGAAGATGCACTCGACTCATACCCCATTACAATAGAGTATTTGTTGGTATCAGTGACAGTTGCCAGCGCGCCCACTGCAATTGACTTGTAACCCGCTGAAGCTTCGACACCCAAAGAAGTAGCGTAAGCGCCTTGACCTTTTGCGTTATAACCGATTACAGTTGCCTTATACGAGCCTGAAGTAGTCCACGCATTCGCACCGACTACAGTACTGTAGTAGGAGCCATCATCGATAAACGCAAATGTGCCGACTGCGGTGCCGTATTGAGACCCGCCTTGAACTTCTGCGCCATAACCGAGGGCAGTAGCGTAGTAACTATTTTCGCCGACTTCTGCTGCGTACCCTACTGACGTAGTGTATTTTGAGCTAGATCGTGCCCATGACCCAATGGACGTAGTTTTGTACTGGTAAGCAGTGGTCTCTCGGTAACCAGCATAGTAACCAACAGCGACGTTGTATTTACCAGCTTCATACCCAGTGCCGCCAAGGACATGCCCACCCGCATTCCAACCAACCAAGACAGAAGATTGCTCTTTTGCTGCTGTTGGGCTTGTGGCTCTTTCGCCACCAGCGAAATTACCCAAGAATGTTGAGTAACCGATTGAGTCACTTGCGAACGCGGTTACAACACCAACGCCAGCACCGAAGTCGTAACCTCCAGTGTGGAAGTACTTGTTATGTGTCAACACGCGTGAATAGTTGTATCCACTGTGCGCACTTGTACCAAGTGTGATGTTACCGATAGCGGTATAAAGGTTACCAGCATGAGTACCTACGTCACCGTAGTAAGAAGTGATTGAACCGTTATACGCATAGATTTCACCACTCTTTGAGTAGATGTTACCTGCGTCAGTTTCAAAACCAACTGAACCGTAACCAGGATCAATCGTGCCAGCAACAACCTTATTGATGAAAATATCAGCAGATGAATCTACAGACATTACACCAGCAGTGAAGTCGAGACCATGTCCAGCTTGGATACCAGCACCTGCTGTAGCAGAGATAATACCAGTTGCAGGATCATAAGAGATTGAACCAGTACCAGAAACCGCGTTCTTGGCGTCTGAGTCTGCGCGAGCAGTCGTGTAGTACAAGTTGTCGCCTTCTGATAAATCAGTAGTCGACTTAGCAACAAAGGCTGCATCGATATCAGAATCAACTCGAGCCAATGTGTAGTACTTGTTCGTGCCTTCTGACAAGTCAGAAGTAGAGCTGGCAGTTAAGTCTGAATCAAACCCTTGGTAAATACCAGTAAGAGTTGTACCAGAAATAGCGCCGGCAGAAGTTACACTAGAAACTTCGATCGCACCAGCTACAAGAGCAGCTGCTGAGAAGGTAGGATCAGCAATATCAACAACGTTAGTTGATTCTAAGTCTTGAGTCAAGCCTTGGAACAAGTGGTATTTTTGCGTCGTCGCGTCACGGAATAGACCCGTATGCATTTGATCAATACCATCAGAGTAGTGAGATACGAAACCCATGTCCAAAACGTCAGAAGCATCGTTGCTGTCTGCGAGGTGGAGGAGAGGATCGTTGATTGTTACAGTAGTTGAATTAACTGTAGTAGTTGTACCGTTAACTGTTAAGTCGCCAGCCAATACCAAGTTGTTAAATTCAACGTCATCGCCAGAACCAAGTGCCTGACCTGCAGAGATAACACCAGTAGCTGCATCATAAGAGATACCAGTACCAGCAGACATCAAGCCACGTACTTCAGCGTCAGTTCTTTCTGTGAAAGAAACTACACCAGTAGCTGGGTCGTAAGACAGATCACCACCAGCTGATAAATGAGCGCGAACCTCAGAAGCTGAAGGTCCAGTAACTGTGATAACACCAGTAGCTGCATCGTAAGAAGCAGAGCCATCGCCGCCTGCATCAGTAACACTGATTAAACCGCGAACTTCAGCGTCAGTTCTTTCTGTGAAAGAAAATACACCAGTAGCCGAGTCATAAGCGAGATCGCCGCCTGCAGACAAATGTGCACGTACTTCAGAGGCAGAAGGGCCAGTGAACGTAAATGCGCCAGTAGCTGCATCGTAAGTTAAAGAACCGTCGCCACCAGCATCAACTGCTGATAAAGAAGCGCGGACTTCAGAGGCCGAAGGGCCAGTATATGTTAAAACACCAGTTGAAGCGTTGTACGAAAGTGCACCATCGCCGCCAGTGTCGTTAACAGACAGAACAGGAATTGGAAGTTCAGTTACAGCAGATACGCGACCTTTCGCGTCAAGTGTAACAGAAACGCGTTTGGCAGAATCGCCATACGTTCCAGCTGTGCCAACGTCAGGTAACGTATTACCACTGATCGGAGCTACAAGCTCCCCCTGTGCATTTACGATTAACTGGCCGCCAGCCTCAAGCCCGCTCTTTAGAACGAAATTGTGGTTAGATTGAGACATAATTGTCCTCCATTTGTTTATAGAATATTACAAAGGAATCACAAAAGAGTAAGAAATCAAATATCAATTGATTGTCTTATCACCTTAAAAGTCATATTGTTAGACGTAGACGGGGTACATAATAATCGAACTTCGCCGCCGAAAACATCGGCAGAGAAACTTGCTTCTTCATCCTGTCCAGTATATATACTACCGAATTCAGTAATGTGAGTGTCCGTATTGTCTTGAAGCAGAAGAATTTCTGATGTGTGAAAGGTAGATTGTGTGTGATTTTCTACCTGTAGAGTATATCTAGCCGATCTGTATTTTGAGACCGGAAATGTATCTAGAGTTGTTACTGATACATCGTTTGTTTGTGTTACGATAGTGTCGATGGTCATTTGACCTGAAATTTTAACACTACCTGTAAAAAAAGTATTTTGGCTCGAGTCAATCAACATCCCGACATTACCTTCGCCATCAGATAAAACAACTTGGTTGCTTTTTCCTATGATGTCTGTTCCATCGTTACTGCCAATTATGACATTATTGTTTCCGAGAGTGAGCGCCGAACCAGCAGAACCTCCTAGTGCTAGGTTGTTTGATCCTGTCGCCATCCGTAGAGCGTCTTTACCCACGGCAGTATTATCTGTTCCGATTTGATTGGAATACAATGAGCGGTAGCCAACGCTGACATTATCAGAACCGCTGACATTAGATCGTAAAGATTCGGTGCCTGTCGAAGTATTTCTGCTACCACCAACATTACTCAGTTGAGACTGAGTTCCAAGCGCAGTATTCATTTCACCATTGGAATTAGACTTTAACGCTTTAGACCCTAGCCCAACATTATACTGTCCAACAAGATTAGGGTTTTGTAACGATTCTCGACCGACTGCAACATTAGTAGCGATCCCGTTACTCCCCATAGACAGCATGTGCTGCCCGTTTAATTTGTATGAGCGAGTATTGGACCCACCACCAAGACCACCCATCTCAATAGAACCAGAATCGAGAAGGTTATAACTTCCTTGTTTGTGGTATACTTCACCGATATGCCAATTCAAGTCAGGTAAATCTGTAAGATCGTTATAACTACCCGAAAGAGATGCTGCTGGCAACTGGCTAACAATAACAAGCACGTCAGTTAAAGACCCAGAAGAATCTGTTAACTGAGAAATGTCTGAAGGAACAAACGGTCTGTTAATTAAATCATCATAATCTCCGGAAGTAGCAACGTCTGCGAAATCACCGCCGCCAGTAGCGGCAAACAGTTCTCCAAAGTTATCATTAACCTTGGAGAACGCGTCTCGTAAAGTGTCGCCTGTTCTGTCGTTGACATTAGACCCGATGTATATTAATTGCTTTGGCATGTTTAAAAATTAAACCTGTTTTTAGTCTTTATTTATATAAGTTTGCCAAACTTTGGTTTTCTAATTGTGAAAGATCTGTCAAAGAAGTTTGTGGTTGCGGTTGCTGGGCCTGTTGAGGAGCCGGTTGTGCTTGTGGGCTATTAGTCTCCAGTGTTTTAGCGTAAGCTGAAGCTTCCGCAGTTACTCTCTCAGATTGTTGGATTTCTTCGGGTGTTCTATTGTCGATCCCAACCCAATTCAAACGTTGTTTGGGAAAATCTGGGCTTCTCCAGAACGATCGGTTTGCGTATTTGTTCCAAACCATTGGAGACATAACGGTAGGACGTTCTACAAACTCGACCTTCTGTTTCACATCGTGAAGACCATCTAGTCCGAGCTCGGCGTCATACTCGTCATATGTTTTCGCAACATTATTATAATCATGAGCATAGTATTCTTCTCCTAAGAAGTCGTATACTAATCGCATACAACCTTCAGGATCTTGCGCCAGAGCTTCATATTCCAAATACATGATATGTTCTCTGTTTTCTGGGCAGTTAAGTGAATGTTGAACCAGCGACAGTGGCCCAGTAACAAACCCGCTCTGCGCGCCCATTTCACCCATTAAGAATGCTGCACGTTCATTTGATCCTGGCCAGTTTTGTTGGCCGAAAATTGCTTTAAGAGTTAATGGGTTTTTGTTGTTCAACCTTTCAACCGAATCGAGAATCCAAGGGATGTGTCTGAGACAAACAATCATTTTGAATTCTGGGAATAATTTTTTCAGCCTTCCTGTGGCACCTGTCCAAGCGCGGTTCGTATTGAAAACTACTTCTGGGGCGTCTTTGTACTGCACTTCAAACAACGACCGAACCATTTCTAATCTGGTTTCTTCGGTGACTGTAGTTCGCCCACCCAACGCTTGACTATCGTTGAAGAAGATGGAATCACTAAACCCTAGCATAGAATCCGTGATTCCTGTTTGAAATTTAGGGTTTTGATCTAAAATCGAACTCAAAAGGGTTGAACCTGAACGCGGTAGTCCAGAAATAAAATTATACTTCCTCATGTAATATACCTCAAATTAAAATGTATCGCCGAATGGATTCGACTCTGTAAAATCTATGAATGAATCGCCAATGGTGTCAAAGGTATCATTCTGGCTTGTTCGCTGAGTATTTATTAGTTCTTCTATGACGGTTATGTTGCCAGTAGCAGAAGAAACGTCAGCCAAGATTTGAGCACCATTAACAACAAACTCGTGATACTCTCCGTCGTCTGCGCCAATGTGGGCCAAATAAAGTTTAGACGCCGCGCTATCCCAATTGACAACCTCGCCCTGCATCGATGTATTATTAGTTAACGCTTGTGTAATAACCTCACCAACTTGGAAATCACCAACTACTGAATCTAACGTCAAGACGTGTTGATAAGCAAACGCTTTTTCGACATCGTCAATACTTTCAATACCAGTGTCGAAATTCTCATCGTTATACTCAAACAGCTCGCAGGTCATTCTGAACACTGGTAAGTTTTTCAGCTGGTAGAATGGAGTTTCGTCCTGGACGAGTGTTATTTGGAATATGGAGTTTGATAAGGGCAAGTGTATCAAATCGCCTTCTCGGGGACGATAGAAGGGTCTCTCGGCGCTTTCTTCATTAGGTTTAACCACGGTATCCCACCGGCGGCGTGCAACAACAAAGGTACACACGTCTCTGATCTCGATTCCGAATTTAGTGAACAGATCACCTTCGCCGTCAAACCCCTCAGTATTTTCTAAATACATTTCGATTTGATATGCGTTCTCGAATTTCGAGGGGACGTCGTCTTTAAATATTTCGTCTTTGTTTACGATTTCTCTTGGCAAATACCAAACGTCTTGCCCATAAAACTGCAATGATTCAACCACAAGGTCTTCGTAAAACGTTTGTTCTAGAGTAGTACCTTGACTAAAATACGAATTAGTAGTCATATTATCCTACGAAAAAATCTGGTGGAAACTCTTGTTCTAATCTGAGTTTTTCTTCTAGTGTTTGCAATTCCTGAGTAGCGTCGTCGTACATTTGTCTGCCGTTGACTGTGATTCCTCCAGGTAATTGTATTCCTTCGAATTTACTCATATTCATCCCCCATTGTTGTTTAATGGCGGAAGTAACATAATTCTTAAGAAACATGTCGTTGTAGATACTCAGGTTTGATTCTGGACTCAATATTTGATATATCTCGGCCATTAAGAAATCGCCTTCTTTGATATCGCCATCAGTAAAATCGCCGTAAATATAAAGTCTGTCTTGATGTCTCGAGAATTGGACGCGAGGAGTTCCGTGGAGTTGCATGTCTACCATTTCCATGTATTGCTGCATCTGGTAGAAATATGCCATATCACCAGCAAAACTGATGAAGTCGCCCATTGAGTTCAACATCATTTGATATCGAAGATCAAACATTCCGGAAGCGCCAAATGTGTTGGTGACAGGGAATAGCTTCGAAATAAACAAAACATCAGTTGAGATCGGAATATAGCCGTTAGCTATATCAGAAGCGGTCACCAAATGTTTCATGTACGTTCTTAACGTCGCGTCGCTATGATACTCTTGATACAACTGCAGAGCGTCATCGACTTTATCTTCAACTTGTTCTGTCGCGACGTTTACTTCGATAACCGGTGCACCCAGTCTGCGTAGACAATGGTCGATCAGTGACTGTCTTGAATTAACAATCGCCATTACGTTTCCTTGATATTAGTAAATTTACGGTTCTATTTATATCAATCGGGAGCTTTGTTTTTTGTAATTCCTAATTTGATGTGTTTATACCACACCCGTTCATGGGCATAGTAAAGAAACATTTTGGTCAGCACTTCAACACTGGCGATACTAGCGGCCCAAGCAGTTTCGCCTGTTATGAGCCAAGCGATTATAAAAGTGTCGGTGGTCGCCAAAACTCTCCATGTTAGAGTTTTAGCTATATGTCTTGTTTGAGATACTTCAGTCATACTGGGTAATTACATTTCGTTAGGATGCATTCGTAAGTTTGTTGTGCACTATAACACCGTTGGCAACATATGTATCGTTACCGTCTATCTCTGGTGTGTCTTCTCCTGATACGTTTAGAGAATATACAAGCACATCTCTGGTGTCTTCTACGATGTCTTGGACTATTTCTTCGAATTCATCACCGTTTCTTCTAATTCGTATCCAGCGATCTCCTGCCACCAATTCTTTTATTTCCAGCGTTGGGTGTAAGTTTCTGCTTCTTTCAACTTCTATTGCCGCCCAACCTTCAGAAGTTAGAATCGGGTGGGTGCCTGTAACCTCAATTTGATTGTTAATAGTATAAATGGCTCGTGTGCCTGAAAGAGTTGTATTAGTTATCACAGTATTAATCACGCCATTCTGTCCCCAGACTCTTGTGTCAGGAGCCAATTGTTCGATAGGTTTAAGCGTAAAATCATGCAACGTTATTAACGTCCCCGCTACAAAACAACCGGAGCTGCCTGCAACCGTAGGTGTAACCGCTGGTGGCGTAGGTGTAACCGCTGGTGGCGTAGGTGTAACCGCTGGTGGCGTAGGTGTAACCGCCGGTGGCGTAGGTGTAACCGCCGGTGGTGTAACACCAGTGGAAACAAAGTCTATCGACGTCGAATCCGAAGCTGATCTACTGGTGTCTGCAGTGACACGCACAGAAATCGTAAGGGTAGTTGTCGAAGTGCTCGAATCTCCAGTTGCTTTCGAGAAAGTTATCCAACCAGGGTGGGTTGACGAATTATACCATTGGTTCCAATCGAGAAAAGGACTTGATGCTCCTAGTTGCTTTAACGCTGCACCTGTTGTTGTACTAACTTCTGCTTTCCATTGGTAATCACTAGCGACTTCGCCAGCGGGCAACCAAGTGGAAATATCAGCGCTCGTCGAGCCTCCGGCGGCGCTAACAATGTTCTTAATTTTACCGTCATCGGCTATATCAATCCGAGTTCCATAAGTTCCATCAGGTGTCCAACCAGACACAAAGCCTTCCGCGTCAATATCTACCCAATTCATAGTAACGGAGTATGCTGCACCAAGATCCACTACTGGTGTCGCCACTGGTTTTGTTACTGTAATTGAAGCAGTGGCAGTAGCAGTAGTAGGATCCGCGCCTGCTGTGAATGCTGTTAGTGTTGTACCAAATTCGCCTTCGCTATTGTAGGGGCCGAAGTCACGCGTACCCGATGCTCCTAATGTGTGAACTCCAACGCTACCTG